TTCGTTCGAAGAAGAAACCAAACTGTCTGGATTCTCTGCCGCCCCGGTGAAGAATGAAGGCAGTGCGATTGCTTACGACAACGGCCAAGAAGCCTGGACTGCACGCTACAACCACGAAACCATCGCTCTGGGTTTCAGCTTGACCGAAGAAGCCATTGAGGACAACCTCTATGACACTCTGTCCAGCCGCTACACCAAAGCCCTGGCTCGTGCTATGGCCTACACCAAGCAGACCAAAGCAGCAGCTATCCTGAACAACGGCTTCAGCTCGTCCTACCCCGGTGGCGACGGCGTTTCGTTGTACTCGACGGCTCACCCGCTGGTGTCTGGTGGCACCAACAGCAACACCCCGGCCACCGCTGCCGACCTGAACGAAACTTCCTTGGAAGCTGCCGTTATTCAGATCGCCCAGTGGACGGACGAACGTGGTCTGCTTATCGCCGCCAAGCCCCGCAAACTGATCGTTCCTCCGAGCCTTCAGTTCGTGGCAACCCGCTTGCTCGAAACCGAGCTGCGTGTGGGCACCGCCGACAACGACATCAACGCTCTGAAGAACAACGGTTCGATCCCCGAGGGTTACACGGTCAACAACTTCTTGACCGACACTGACGCTTGGTTCTTGACGACTGACGTTCCCAACGGCTTGAAGCACTTTGTCCGTTCGCCTCTCGCCACCTCTATGGATGGTGATTTCGACACTGGCAACGTTCGCTACAAGGCCCGTGAGCGTTACAGCTTCGGCTGGTCAGATCCTCTGGGATCTTTTGCATCGCCCGGTGCTTGATAGTCCGTGAAAAGGGGGGTGTTAAAACCCCCCTTTTTGCTCTATCATTGAACCATCTAGGAACCCCACCTATATCGACTGGCCTAGCAGACTTTGTAGAGACGATATAGGGAAGTGCTACAACACGAAAGGACAGTCATGGCACAGACTACATTTCAAGGGCCAGTTCGCTCTTTGGGCGGCTTCTTCATGCAAGGCCCCAACACGGTGGTTTCGATCACCTCCAGCACCACGCTTGATCCCACTGCACACGCTGGCCGCATCTTGGCTATTGGCGGCACTTTGGCTGCTAATCTTACCTTGACGCTGCCCACAATCAACACCTCTGCTGATCCCGCTTCTTCTGGCCCAGGCGCAGACCCCAACACGCCCAACAACGAAGGCGTTGTGTACACCATTTGGGTGCCCACCACGATTGCCACCAGCAGCCTCAAGATCGCTACCGATGGCACTGACAAGTTCATTGGAACGCTTCTGTCGGTGGACACTGATAGCTCTGGCGCGATGGTCGGCTTTACCGCTGGCGCAACCAACGACTACATCAATTTGAACGGCGGCACCACTGGTGGTGTGGCTGGCACTTGGATCCAGATCGTTGCCATCGATGCACTGAAGTACGCAGTAACTGGTGTGATTCTCGGCACCGGCACCGTTGCCACTCCGTTTGCTGACTCCTAATCTAGGAGGCCAACATGGCAATGCAAACTGATGTACGGGCCAGTGCGGCCTTATCGTCCAGCGGTGCATTCACCGACCAAGCCTCCAATGCGCTTGGTCGGACTCGCATCAAGGCGATCTACATCATCCCAGGTGCATCTGCTGGCAGCGTGACGTTCAAGGACGGCGGCTCTGGCGGAACAACCGTGGCGGTGATCAACACGGTCGCGTCTGCAACGCAGCCGACCTATATCATTCTTCCCGGCCAAGGTATCCTGTGTGACACCAGCGTGTACGGCACGCTGTCGAACGTAGGTTCTGCGGTCATTTTCTACGGGTGATCCATGCAAAACGAGCAGAGTTTCGATCTGGCTGGCCGCAAACTATTTGTGGCCCTGCCTGCCTATGATTTCAAAGTCAGCCTGAAGCTGGCTGTCTCGCTGGCCAGATTGGCCCAGCAGCTGCCGACCCACGGCATTGAGTTGAGCATTGGCAGCATCTGCGGATGCTCGGTCGTTTCTCGCGCTCGTAATTTGCTGGTCAAGGACTTCTTGGAGTCCAACTGCACCGACCTGATGTTCATTGATGCCGACATCAACTTTGAGCCTGAAGATGTGCTGCGATTGATGGCCTGGGCCTCGGATCCCAAAAAGGGAATCGTAGGTGGCGTGCCTCGCACTCGCAAGACCAACAAGGTCTACATCGCCCAGCTCGATCAAGATGAGGAAGGCCTCACGATGAACCGCATGGGACTGGTGCGTGCCAAGCGCATCGCAACAGCTTTCATGCTGGTGCGCCGCGAAGTCTTTGAGCGTCTGGTCAACGAAAACCCCCAGTGGAACTACTACGACCACAGCAGCGACAGAAACCTCAACGCCGTATTTGATTTCCTTGTTACCGAGGAAGGCTACATGGGCGAAGACTACCTGTTCTGCGACCGCGCACGCGCCATCGGTTACGAAGTCTGGATCGATCCAACGATCAAGCTCGGCCACATGGGTGTGCAGGAGTATGAGGGCGATTTCGGAAAAGATGTTCTTTACCCAATGATCAACCCTATACAGGGTCAAAAGGTGGCGTAAATGGCAAAGACACCGGCATGGCAGCGCAGCGAGGGCAAGAACCCAAAAGGCGGCTTGAACGCCAAGGGCCGGGCATCCGCCAAAAAGCAGGGCATGAATCTAAAGCCTCCGGCTCCTCACCCAAAAACAGACAAGGACGCAAATCGCAGAGCATCGTTTTGCGCCCGCATGAGTGGGATGAAGGAGAAGCTGACTTCAGAGAAGACGAAGAAAGACCCAAACTCCCGGATTAACAAATCATTGAGAGCTTGGAATTGCTGACATGGAAATGATGCTATGGAACGCACTGCTGTCTTTCATCTCTGGCCTGGGTCTTTGGCTCCTGAAGGTCATGTGGGACGAGCTGCATCGCATTCAGGTATTGCTGAATCGCACACGGGAGGAGATCGCCCGTGACAACATCACCAAAGATGAGATTGATCGAATCTCCCACCACATTGATCAGCGCTTCAACAAGCTGGAAGCAAAGATCGACAACCTGATGCAAAGGAACAATCATGCCTAAAGCAATGAAACCGGCCATGCCGCCCATGAAGACCGCTGGCGCGGGTCGTGGTTTTGTAAATCCCAAGCCCGTCAATGTGAGCGAGGAAGACTATGTGTCTCCCAAAGATCGCATGGCGATGGAAGAACAAATGCGCGATGCCAAGATGATCAAAGACGCTGAGAGCGCCTATGAGAAGTCTCGCACCACATCGTTCAGCAAAGGCGGCAGCGCTTCTGCTCGTGCTGATGGCATCGCTAAGCGCGGCAAGACTCGCGGCATGATTTGCTAAACGGTGAATGGCGTGAGAACTAAGCTCGGCAACTGGTCGCTCGGCGGCAAGTCCGTAGAACAAGGAGGTCATGCTATGCCAGCAGTGTCTGCCAAGCAAAAGAAATTCATGGACATAGCGGCTCACAACCCTACGTTCGCGAAAGCGGCTGGCGTGCCGTCCAAAGTCGCCAAAGAGTTTAGTCAGTCCAGTAAGGGTATGAAATTTTCGAAAGGTGGAGATATGAAAGAGTCCAAAGCAATGATGAAGAAGGAAGTGTCGTTCATGAAAAAGAAGGGCGCTCCCAAGTCCATGCTCAAGCATGAAATGGCAGAAGCTGGCATGGAAGCCGGTGGCATGTCCAAGAAGCTGCCCAGCGCCAAGCAAATGGGCAACCTTGGCATGAAAGCTGGCGGCCTGGCTGCTGGTCACAAATCTGCCAACGGCGTGGCCAAGCGCGGTCTGACCAAGGGCACCCAGGTCAAGATGGCCAAGGGCGGCATGGCCAAAAAATACTGCTGATCATGAGAGCCAGTCGCGGCATGGGGATCGTGAACCCCGGCAAACTACCGAAGAAGGGTCGCCGCAAGGACAACCCTGACGAATTCGATATGTACGCCGAGGGTGGCCAAGTGGGTCTGTACGCCAACATCAATGCCAAGCGCAAGCGCATCGCAGCCGGATCCGGCGAGAAGATGCGCAAGCCTGGTAGCAAGGGCGCACCGACCGACAAGGCTTTCCGAGAATCTGCCAAGACTGCCAAAGGGTAACGGTGTTACGGTGTGGCAAATCACCTGCGTAAAGAACGAAGGCGGCAAAACCCGCCTGCACCTGTGCCCACGCCACCAGTAAACCCGCAACCAGGAAAACCAGCATGACAACGACCGGCACCACATCATTCAACCTCGATCTGGCCAACCTCATGGAGGAGGCCTTTGAGCGTGCGGGTGGCGAGATCCGGTCTGGCTACGATGTGCGCACGGCACGCCGCAGCCTAAACCTGCTGACGATTGAATGGGCAAACCGAGGCATCAACCTCTGGACGATTGAAGAAGGCCAGATCCCTCTGAATCAGGGTCAGATTGCCTACAACTACCCAGCAGACACCATCGACCTGTTGGATCAGGTTGTGCGCACCCAGACGGGCATTGATCAGGTGGACATCAACATCACCCGGATCTCTGTCTCGACCTATGCCACGATCCCCAACAAGAACGCCCAGGGTCGCCCGATCCAAGTGTGGATCAACCGCCAGTCCGGCACTGTGGCGGCGACCGACCTGACGCTGACAACTGGTGGCATCGATGCTGTCCAGACCACGATTGAGCTGAGTGGCACGCCCACCACGCTTCCGCAGGTTGGATTCATCAACCTGGACAGCGAAACGATCCAATACAGCGGCATCAGCGGCAACACGCTGACTGGCTGCATCCGTGGCCAGAACAACACCACGGCAGCCTCCCATGTCGCCACCACCAAGGTTTACCTGAACAACTTGCCCTGCGTCAATGTTTGGCCA